CCCAGTGGAATTTATGCAAGCAATAATATGCATAATTAAAATCACCGTCTCCGTCCTCTATTAGTTTTTTGCCTCTTCCACCTTGTCATTTAACGAAGTATCAAATCCGTTAAGCTCCTGAACGAATTTTGCAAAAGCATCATACTCAGCTGGAATATCTACCATCTCCTTGAGAAGGTCTTCTGGTGTGAGTACTCCATATGAGTTCTGTAACTGTGTATCGTTAAGGTCAGGAAATACAACGGAACGAGCAATCATCATTGCGATGTACTTGGATGTGTTCATCTTTGTGCGATACATATTAGGTTTTCCTGTGATAGGAATGTCGATGATACAAGCTTCTCTGATTTTATCATTCTCAGCAGTAGAGAGCGCTTTAATGGTCCACTTGAGTGGTTCTCCGTTTTCATCGCACAAAGTTGATGTTGCTGGATACTCAGTTGTTTCCTTTTCCTTTTTGTTCCCTTTTAAAAATAACTTTAAATCCATATTTGCCTCCTAATATTGCCTCAAAGCGAAAGGGCATAAAAGCTGTGAGGCTACAGCCTTTCGGAGACGTCGTCCTATTATGCCCTTATAAATTACATGTAAGATGGCTCTGTATAGCTTTCAGCAATGCTGAAATCATCGGCGTATGCTGAGATTTCCTGCTCAATGAAATCGCCCTCTGCGTCCACTAAGCTTAAAAGTACATCGCCGTCGATAATGCAGTTGTTGTAAATCTTGGAGTCTCTACCAATAGAGGTAGTGTCGTCCCAAGATGATACCTGCAAGTCGAATGTAGGCATTGCGCCTGTCTCCTTGAACTGCTTGATTACCTGATCAAACATAGGAGAGCACTTGTAAACTGTCATTGTAATTTGAATCTCAAGACCAGTAGCCTTGCGACCTTTGACGATAGCACCAAGTCGTGGCACTTCCTTTGTCTCAACGCTGGCTTTTACCTCTACCTTCTTTGCGTTAAGCATTGCGTAGCGGCGTGTGCCTATTGTACAAAAGACTGTACCCATTTTTGACTCAGGTGCGTCCTGTGTCTTCATTAATTCCTGCATATTCCACCTCCTACGCTACCTTGACTGTCATGTACAACTTCTCCATCGCATTTGTTGGAGTAATAGCGTTGTTGATTACAACATCCTTCTTTGTATCGCCCTGAGCGATTTCTACGTCAGACTCATCGAAGTCTTCAATAGCTCTCATATCCTCAAGGGACTGCTCAAGCTTAACAACGTCAGCCCAAAGTGATGTACGGCCGTCTGAGTCGTTTGGTACTCTACCGAGATACTTTGTAGCAAAGAGTGTTGCAATGTCGTTTGCAATCTGATCAATGACTCTGATGGTCTGGTTAGACTTGAAGTCGTCTCCCTTATCATCAGTTGTAGTAACAAGAGAGTTGATGTCTGTAAGGATACGAACATCGTCTCCTACCTGATGAAGCACTAACTCGCCTGCATCAATAGCAGCTTCAAGCTGTGACTGGGTGTAGTCTACATTTACTGTAAACTCTCCATCATACTTCTTGTTTGTGCAAGACTCGTTAACAGCGCAAGCACCTTCTACACCAGTTACCCAGTAAACAAGGGAAGCTGCGTTAGCTCCTGTATCAGATACAGTGTTCTTAACGTTGATTACTCCTTCGTAATCGCCAGCCTTGTTATAAAGGACTACCTGGCACTTAGCACCCACGTTATCTCTCATTCTTTCAATGAAAGTTCTGTAGAGAGCAAGAGTAGTTGAATCTGATGTAATAACGCCCATTGTATTAAAGGCATAAGCCTCGATAAGGGCAAGATAAGCTGAGTGAGCTGTACCTGTTACAGTCTCATTTGTACCGCCTATAAATGAAGTGCCAGCTGTAGTTGCAAGGGTCGCCTCCTTGTCATACTTAACATAATCGTTATCTACGAGATCAGCAGCTGTAGCTACAGTCTGGAAATCCACCTTTGTTGTACCCAAATAGAGGGTTACATCAAACTTTGCGTTATCGTCTACATTTGAAGCGATAACAATCTTGAGGTCATTGCCTCGCGTACCTCCGCATACAGCCTCGCCGTAATCGCATGAAGCCTTTGTGCCACCACTTGTGAGCTTGTAGAGATAAGCCTTCTGAGCATAGAGGAATAAGTCTCTAAGCCCTTTCATCTCTGGAGCGTCATAAGCGTATCCAAAGATTTTCATTGTGTTCTTGATGAAGTCTTCCTGTGTTACAGTAAAGATTACCCCATCAGGTCCCCAATTTAGCTCTAGTGGCATTGTTACAGTGCCTCTATCAGAGAGGTTGGCTGTGGCTCTTGCGGCACTTACAAAATTGATGTATGTACCAGGGAGCTTCTTATTCTGTGTTAAAAATGTTCCACCACCTAATGCCATGTTAGTTCACCTTTCCTTTCATGTATTTTTCTACCATCATTTCTACTTCCTCTAGTGAATATGTTTTGTCATCTTCCAACAAAGCATTCACTAGGTCAGAATGATCTTTGAATTTCTTTGAGGCTACTAGCTGCTCTTTTGAGAAGAGTGCTTTAACCTCTTCTGTTTCTTTTTTCTTAGCCATGTTCTACCTCTTTAGTGCCATTGTTAAGTTCAAGGTTCTCCATGTCTGTCTCAACATCTGGGTTATACTCAAAGAATGTGTAAGTCGCTTGGTATGTCAAAACACCTTCATCATCGATATGCGTAGCAAAATCCTTCCCTCGGATTAATTCATTATCTACGGTTATCAATTCGATAAGGTCATAGAGACGCTCTATTACAGTGTTATCCTCGGCGTAGTAATTATTCTTATCTTCAGGAAAATACTGTATCGCTACAGTGACATCTCTTCTGAATCTTTTTGGAGAGTGTCTTTCCCTCAAGGGAACAATTACTGACACAAAAAAACAAGGCTCTTTTAAACCTTGCTTAATGGCTTCCTTATAAACTTTGTAGTTCTCGCCAAAATCATCCTTTATGGCGGTACTTACGGCACTTATTATCTTATTTATCATTGTATTGCCTCACTTAACCATTTCTTAAGCTTAGCCTCTAATACTCTGGGAGCTATTGCTTTGATCTCCTTCTCTGATATGGTCATCATGAACCTTCCTGGTACCCAGCCCGTGTGATTTGACGTTCTATGACCATATTCTACGTAGGGTGCATATTCTGTTGGATTGGCTATTTCTACTATGTAGACGTTGCCTTCCTTTCGAATTGGTTTGACTTCCCAATTCCTTCGTAGGTTTCCTCCCACTTTGTGTGGGTATACGCCTACTGGAGTGCGTTTTTTGACCTTGCTTAGAAGTCTTGCGGCTAATTCCTTGGCGGCAGCCTCGATAAAAGGATCTCTCGATTCATTCAAGGCTTCGACTTTCTTTCTAAATTCAACAAGTTCTCTGTAATCTGCACTCATTATGTCCACCCCTTAAATAGCTCTAGATGTACTTCTTGATGAGTATCATATCTGGCTGGTTCTCCTGTTCTTTCATAGTCAATTGTTCTCTTTAGATGAGTGATTGACAGCTTAGAGCCAGCTTTAATCTCCAGCTCTGGGTTGATGAACAGCTCAATATTCTCCTTTAGCGGAGAGGCTGATTCTGTATTACCGGCTGTGGTATCAGTTTGATAAGACAATCTGCAAGGAATATCCTCTTCAACTGCTACCTCGCTAAAACCTGTGGTTCCGTCTAGATTTTCGACTTCCTGATACTCATAGATTGTGCAAGTATCTTGATATAGTTGTTCGTATGCTGCTCTTACTACCAGCGGATTGTACGATAACATGCTAAATCACCTTCCTTGCCACTGATTAAATCATCTAACAGAGACTCAAAGTCAGCTGTCCCTTTACTTGTATCAAAGCTCAGCTGAGTATCTCCCAGTTTGACCGATGAGATGCCTTTTGCAATTGTAGGAATATCAAGCTTTCCTACTGCATAATAGCCTTTGAAAAATTCTCCGCAACATACATCACAAAGATTTTCTTTTAGGCCGTCTGGTATCTCAGATATATTGCATTGGTTTTTGTAATGGTTCTCGCCTTTTGCTATGGCAAATGCTATTGCAAATGCATCTGACTCCTTAACTGTGTAGTTAAAGGATTCAAGCCTCTTTAAAACCATCTCTACGAAAGCTTCATCGAGGCTTGTATCTGTTAAGAGTTCCATTATGAGCGAGACCATCTGCTGTGTCTCTGCCATATTGTCACCTATTCCTTCTTAGGAGCTTTCTTTGTCTCCTTCTTTGGCTTTTCTTTTGGCTCTTCTAAAACAGGAGGAGCAGGCTTTTCTGCTCCTCTGTTTGCATAGCGTCTAAGTAACATAGCAACCTCCTTACGCCTTGAAGCTTGCAAGGACTACCTTAGAGTCATTCGAAAGTACTGCTACGAAATGCTCGTCAGCTGAGATTACTGTTGTCTTTGCTAAGATGTCGCGGTCTGACTCAGCCTCTACATCTCTCTTTAAGTAGATTGTAAGAGCTGGAGTCTCGTTTGCGAATCCATCTGCGCTTGGATCCTCGTTAGGGTCGCGAGAGTCGATTATAACGATTGGGTTAGCGTAGTATGGATACTGAACTACGGCTACTTTGTCGCCAACTGCGAGTGTAGCATCGATGGCATTGGCCATGATTGTTGAAAGATGCTTGCTTGTTGCATCCTCAGTTGTCTCATCAGATACGATTGTGATAGTACCAGATGTATTATCCTTCTCGTACTTAACGAGCTTAACCTTCTTAGACTTAACAACCTGGAATCCTGCGATTGTGCCGATAACACCAGTCATCATAACACCATCAGTAATAGGATACTTGTTGAGGTCCATGAAGTCTGAGTTCTTACGAAGAGTAGTAACCTGGTTAGGGTGTACAAAGATGCAGCCTGTTAATGCAGCATCGTTCTCATCCTCGAACTTATCAGATGCATCAACGATACCTTCGTAGCTGATTACTGCAGCTGTACCATCATGCTTAAGTGATGCGGTCATAAGTGCATCGTAGCAATCGTTGTCTACCTTAGCTGCAATAGACATTGTGAGCTGATTTCCAGCCTCACCTACAGGATCACCATATCCTGAAAGAGCAGCCTCGTCTGTAATTTCTACAGCCTTGCCTGCCTTCTTTACTGTTGCAGTTGTGGTTGATGCTGTAAGTACAGTTGTACCCATAGCAACACCTTCTGCTACATCCTCAGCATCGCCGATATAAGCGAACTTTGGAACTGTGATTGTGTCGCCTGCTCTACCAGCTAAAGATGTATCAATCTTTGCGATAGGGCTAAACTTAATCTTCTTTGGAAGTGTAGCTGAAATCATATCAGCCATAACTTCAGGGTTAACTAAATTGGCTACTTTTGTCTGTGGCATAATTTTCTCCTATTCCTGTCCTACCATAGCGTCATAGGCTGCTTTGTCTGTGTTATACAATTCAACCCTTTCGTTATAGGACATTTTTCTAAACTGTTCCTTTGTGATTCCACCAGTTGGCTTGGCACCATTTGAACCTGCTGGAGTTGCTCCTGTAGGAGCTCCCTGCGACTGTGTCTTGAAAAGGAAGCTTGTTTCTTCTGTAGTCTGCAAAGCTGTGATCTGCTCTGTCAAACCGATAAGCTTTCCATCCTCTCCAAATTGTGCTTTATCAAGGTCCTTCAAAAGTGCCTTGGCTGCTGTGGTACTCTTCGCTCCAGCTTCTGATAAAGCTTTGTCTACGGCTGCATCAACTTTAAGTCGATGAATCTCAGCCTGGTGTTCTTTGTCTTTTGCTTTAGCCTCTGATTGAATTTTTTCAATCTGAGCTTTAAGCTCTTCTGACATTCCAGCCGATTCCTTGAGGTCGCTGATTGACTTATCACGGTCCTTAACCATCTTTTTGAGGTTCTCATTTTCTGCTTTGATAGCCTCTAGATCTGCATTGAGGTTTGCCTTGGCATTCTCGATATCAGCCCCGTTAGTCTCCATGATTGAATCAATCTGTTCCTTTGTAAGCCCCATGGCTTCTAAATCACTACGTTTCATTACTTCTACCATCCTTTCATTACGTTTTTTACGTGTTCACTCACATAGATTGTTTGGCTTGCGTGAGTTTTACGTCTTTCTCGCCTGACAATTAAAAAAGCACCCGAAGGTGCTTTAAAAACAATATTATGCCGCCGCTTTATCGCGGCGGAGATTAGGGTTACCGCTTACGCTGCGATTACAAAGCGAGGGCGAACGTAAATGGCGGCATAGCCTGCGAAGTAGTAGTACGCGTTGCCGCTGGTGTTGCAATAGCAGAAACCCGTAGCGGAGGCTACATCCTTCAGCCAGTAGTATACTGACCTATTATTACGTGCTTCCTTGCTATGAACAAACAGTGGAAGCTGGGCTGCTGCATTACCTGTATCGTAAAGTGATGATGAGCATATTGCTGCACCATAACACTCTACCTCACTCATGAGTACAGCCTGACAGCTTGTCCACGCCCAGTTATTTGAGCATCCTGAGTTTGTTCCAAATTTATTGTAGCCTGAAGCGTTGATTGAATTTGAAAGTAACTCTTTTGTGGTCTTCAAATGGCTACCGAACTCTGCGTATAGCTGCTGATTAATGGTAGCGTTAGCAGCTGTCGAGCCGGAGCTTGCTACTGCACCGATTGTTGTTGTATGCATCTCTGAGCCTACATATCCACCTGTTGTTGAATTCGATGAATTCATTCGGCTTCTACCGAAGTGCTGTGTTCCACCAAACCCCTTTCCAGGAACCATTACTAGGTGATGGTAGTCTACGGCGGTATCGCCATTGCCCATGAGGGTATCAATACCGGCGATTGTAACATAATCAGAACCTGTCTCCTGATACTGGCCTGTTCTTTCATAAGCTGAGATAGCACGAGACATCTTAATGTAGTCGCCTACATAAATATCTTCACAAAATTCAAAGCCATCAGTACCGTTAAGTCTCTTCCAAAGTGTTCCATCTGTGTAATAAGCTGTGATGTCTTTTGGGTTTGCACGAGGGATATTGTGGGTTAAGAAGACGTATTTTGACATGTCTATCTCTTCCTCGGTAACTCCCGTGGCATCCTCAATATGAATTGTGTAGACTCCATTTTCCTCTGTGATGTTAGCTACTGGGCTTACGCCATCAGTACCATTTTCACCTGGAGCTCCATCTTCGCCATCATCGCCTTTAAGAGACGCGAGCCATTCCGCTTTCGTGCCTGCAAAACCTTCCTCTACTGCAATTTCATATGCGGACTTTCCGTCAGCACCCGCCGCACCATCCGCGCCGTCTTCTACAGTTTCTGTAGTTGTTCCATTTTTATCTTGAATAGTAATGGTTACAACACCCGTCTGGGAGTTCTTAGTTACCGTAGCGGTAGGACTGTATCCATCGTCTCCAGTATCACCTTTG